CGAGCTGGACACCCCTAGCATTAGGATCACAAAAGCGGGTATCACTCTTGCACATTGGTGCATTTTTTCGGCCATAAAGAGACTCGGCGAAAGCTGTCTGATCTCCTGGGATTTTTGTCACTGGGTTAGACACAAACTGACGCTCCATAGCATTGCGGAGGTACCTAGGCATGGAAGTCCTAGAACGCCCGGCATCATATGGAATACGATCACTACTGTAAGCCTGAACGAATGGTTTCACTGATGAGTAATAGCACGCCTCTAACCTATTAGGGGCGTCAGTAAAATCAGTAATGAGAACATTACCCATAGGGTTGTTTGGTGTAGGCATCTGACAGCTCGCACCTTCAACTGATCCACCGTAATTCTCCTTAACCATTCTAGACTTATAAAGAACATACACGACACCTAATACCGTCAGACCCAAAACGAATACACGTGGGTCACGTCGAATAACATAAAGTATAGTGCACACATAAATGATAAAACGAGAAGCAGCATTTACCCTGTCTTCTGGAGTTTGCTCACCTGTGGGCCAAAATTGGGTGACCTGGTCAGCATCAAAAAGCTGCTTAGGATCATCGAACCAAGCTTTCATTTAATATATGTATAGGTTTATTTTTTTGGAAGACCATTCAACATGCTACCCATCATTTTCATAAGGGCATCTTGGTCCAACTCCCCGTCACCACTTTGCATGTTATTCGCTACACCCTTGGCGATATTCTCAATTTGAGAAAGGGTGTCCGCTGGGAGAGCAGTGATGGTAGTACCAAGCATGTACAGAGTCTGAAGGTACTGCCAAGTAGCACCCTTTGTATTAGGAGACATCTTAGACCAGTAACGCTTAATATCAAGCTCCTTCAAAAACTCAATGTTCTCAATTTCATTGAGAAGAAATGTCTCATCCTTTGCAGAAATCTTATCGGCATATGGAGAAACACCATTCATGTATCCATCTACAACTAGGCGGGGGTTGGTTGACTTGAGTAGGTCAAACGAAGTTAACATTTTCTTGATTCCTTTTTCCTCTGGAAAAGTCTTGTGCAATTCCACAAGAAATTGACTCATCATATCATTGAAAGCAGAGACAGACGCCATTTTCTTATTATATTGGTTTAATCTTTAAGTTTAGAAAGGCTCTGTAGAAATAGCCTCCTTTTTACCTAAACCACCTGAGATTATGAAAAACACTAAAATCGCATTGAGTACAGCGGGTTTTGTGTATTTGTTAAGCTCAAGCTTACCTTCATTATTGAGATACGCTTTGAGATGAATATAACCAGCAGTTATACCAGCTGCAATTAGGGCGGCACTCACTGGGTCGCGTAAATGATCGGAGAGTTCCATTTAATTATAACGGGGATTTTTTGTGCGCTGCTCTGGTGCATCACCAAAAAAGACATTATCATCCGGCTCCTGCTGAGGTTGGGGTTGGGGCTCCGCGAACGATTCTTCACCACCCATTGGTTGAGCAATTGGTTCAGAAACTGGCTCTGGGGCTTCGGGTGCGTGTACACCGTGTACCGTCTTGAATTCATTTTCAAGTCCAGTGGGTTGAGGATCTCCACCCATTTCATCTAGGGGTTCGGGTTCCATCTCAGGTTCGAGTCCCTCCATTGGCTGAGACTCCATCTCCTCCATCTGCTCATCAAGAACATCTGGGTCGGCACTGTCGTGGATGTCACCGTCGAGCGAAATATCACGCGTTTCTTGCGACATGTAAGTCTGAAGAATTTGTTGCACCGGAATCAATTCCTTTACGGTATTCTCGATGCATAAGGAGAAGCGGATCCTAAGATTTTCGTCACGAGCATACTCACTCTGTTCGTCGTGGAAGATGTAGGGGTCTCGGTACAGGTCCTTCGCGATGTTATTGTAACAGGTTTGAATAAAAACCTCTTCAGTTGGGAGCTTTAAAGAAATCTTCTTGTTATCAGCCTTAAGGCGAACCGCAGAGAGAATCTTTGTACAGGCAACAAAGACAGCCGCTAAAAGATCACCAAACCAAGTACACCTATCAGTTATGTTATCCGTGTGTCGCTTAGACATGGCATTAGACCAGTTTGGAACCTCCTTTAAATGTTTCTGAAACATGATAAGAACCTGCTTCCCCTTTGAGGTTTTCATTGCCTCGATGTACATATCCTGAAAAACTTCAATCATAGGTGGAATCATAATAAGGCACATCTGTCCAAGATACTCCTTTTTAGCCTCTACGAGAACGTTCAAATTGTCCATTTATGATTAATAGGGTTTTTAAATCCATCTTTTACTACGCACCTCTCCTGTACTGATTAGCCATTTTCTTCAAATTCATTAGATTTGGGAAATCTCCCTCTTCAACCTCTTCTTTCTTTATTTTACTCTTCTTGGGTACAATCCAAGATATATATATGTCTTGATCACTTAAAAGTCTTACAGTAAAACCACCAAGTTCGAATTGCCTGGCTACATATTTTGCTGCAAGTCTTCTATCAAAGACTGGGTAACCAATCAGAAATCCTGGTACAGTGAGAAAAATCTGTTTATGTCCAAGTTCTACAGCTTGTTTAATCTTTGAAGAAAACTGTTCGTAAATCTTCTTGTAGATTTCTTTCCTGATCTGTTTTCTTTTTTCATCAATCTTAGTCACGTCATTGATACTTAACATTACAATTACTGTAATTTATTTTTAGCGGATTCCAACTCACTTTGATTAGGGACGGCCGCTTCCTTAACAAGTTCATATTGAACGAATTCCTTACCAGCAGAACTCTCTGTGAAAGCACGCACATCACCTGGGGCTTCAACACCAATGGGTTGTGTTCGAAGAGAAATTATACGAGATTTACCATTTTTAACCTCGAAAGACGCAACAACGGAGAAACCAAATGAAAATCCACCCTTCTTCATAGCCATGAACATGAGTTCGTATATTTCATCACGTTCCTTCCTGTAACCCTTGACTGCAGTAGTTTCGATGATGTAGGTGCAGACACCTGTACGCTTGGAGATCTCATTATTAGCCTTCAATACGAAATCCTCCATTGCATCATTGTTGAGACTTACCTCAAATTCTTCAAACCCATCAAGGTTTGGTCTGGGATCATTCAACTTTACTGGAGAAACAGACTTGGTGTAGCCTGAGAGACCGAATGTTTCTGTAAACATTTCCATGTTGGTTGTGAGGATGATAACAATCAGGATGAGAATAAATGCTAACAAGTAGTTCATCTTTACTAATATGCGTTAATTTTTTTTTAGAAAATACCGTATAGATAATAGATGTCACTCCTGATATATAGCCCAAGATGTAAACATTCGATGGATGTTATAGAATATATCAACAAACATCAACAGTTGAAACAACTTGTAAATTACCACAATGTCAACACACAGGGTATACCACCAAATTACAGAAATAAGATCAACCGTGTTCCAACCATGCTGACAAAAAATGGTAAAATTCTGGTTGGTACTGAAATAAAAAACTGGTTAGACTCACTCCTACCAGCTAAAGAAGTTTCACAAGGTTCCATTGGTGCATTTGGATGCTCAATGACATCCCTTGATGGGGATGCACCCAATTCAGATTTATTTTCCCTGAATGATTATGGTCAGTCTCTTCAACCAGCTATGACGAAGGAGTTAGAAGAAAAAATCAGTAGGGAAGTATCTAAAGGTGTTGCCTATACAGATTTAAATCAGTAGAACTAATTTAAAGATCTAACACACATATTTTAGTAGATATGAAATTAGTTACTATCCAGGCTTCAGCCGTTAAGTCTATATTTGAAGTACTAAAAGACATTCTAAATGATGTAAATGTATACTTTAAACCGGATGGTGTCTATATTGTCACTTTAGATACAGCCCGAACATCTCTTATAGATATATATCTAGCTGCGGATAACTTTGAAGAATACAGCTGCGATCAAGAAGAGGTCATAGCCGGTATCAACATCTCGAATACTTTCAAACTTTTGAAGACAATAACAAATAATGATGTTCTTACAATGGAAATCAAATCGAAAGAATATATGAATTTGGAAATATCAAGTGAAGCGAAAAAAAGTCATACAAAATTTGAACTCAAACTTCTCGATATTAATGAAAGTCGTATCGAAGTTCCAGAAATCGAGATGACCACTATAACAACTTTACCATCAACCGATTTTCAGAGACTGTGTCGTGATATGTCTAATATTGGTACCGATATTGAAATCACACGAGAGGGTAAAGCAATAAATTTCAAATGTGAAGGTGATTTTGCGAACCAAGAGACATCAATTGAATGTTTGGATGAAAGTCAAAAAATCACTGGTATGTACAGTCTAAAATACCTGAATATCTTTACAAAGGCGACGAGTATGTGTGCGTCTGTGCAAATTATACAAGAAACAGGTAATAGATTTTTGATTTTAAAGTATAACGTTGCAAATTTGGGTGAACTCAAGTTTTACCTAGCAACTAAGGTATCTGAAGACTGATTTCATAATTATATTTTTTCAACAATGATTCAATTAATTTATCAATTGCATCGATGTTCAATTGAATAATATATAATTGACCATAATGATATTCGATCACATTGTTTGGTACTGAGCTACATATTCCAGCTATATCAGTAATTTCAGAATCAATCTTCAAACAGAATTCTTCTCGTTTCTTTTTATGTTCTTCTTCATCAATATACGAATGCTGAAAACCCATACAAAACTCTATTTTATTAAATAATCTCATGTATAAAAGTTCACTCACTCTATACGTGTGTAGTTGATCATTTATCGAAAGGTATTTTAAAAATGTGGATATGATGATTGCTACTAGATTACCAATACCAGTTAATAGTATTAATATTGAATCTGATATAGCTGCGTCTGTAACTGGACATATAATACCTATCAGATTGACGATCCACCCTATCGATAAGCCTATATTCGTCAATTTTTCGGTGTATAAGGAGCTTCTATAAATTGCTGTCGTAAACAACATCCTTTTATTTTTGGTATAAAGGCTATACAGCTCTAATTGTTCTTGATGGGATAATTTATATCTACGCATTACAGTTATTGGATTCATATGATACCACAAGTATGGATTTGTACGATATTCCTTTAAAAGATCAATATACATTATATTATCAATAGTTTTTTTATGGTATCTGAAGACTAGTTGTGTAATCTTCAAGAGTATTGAGAACCTTTTTCATTCCTAGGGTATTCGAAAGAATAATCTTAGGAAAACGGTCTTTTAAGACATCTTTATCATAATACAACAAATGTTCGAGTGGAACCTTTTGTTCATGAAAATCACATCTAGGTCCAGAATATCGTTTCACCTTTTCAGTAATGTTTCGCATAGGTTTATCATCATGATCAACTATCCAAGCACTACTCAATGGGATACTAAAATGCATCGCTGAACTTTCATTTTCACCCGGTCTGAAATTAATGTCATTTGATATAGCGGAATAAATATGTCCATTGTAATAATACTTGATACGTAAAATCACATATTTTACATTTTGTGGTATAGAGGTATGTCTAAAATCCCTACCAGTTACGTTACCATAAAATTCTTCAAGAATGCCATCCCAATCTCTACTCTCTTCTACCCAAAACTTATCATCCGTCTGGTATTTTAAGTCGTAATCTATTTTATATTCCAACTCTTCTTTGATAATTGTATAGTCTCGTGGTGTGGTTAAATTTTTATACAGAAATAAAAGATGACTTAAAAGTTTGAGAAGCATTTCTTTATATAGAATGGAAGGAAACTTTTTAAGTAGATATAATAATAAATTGGATGAGTGGGGCGAGTTAATTAAGAAGGATCCATCAAAAAAAGGTAAATATCAATCTGAAATGGCTGATTATATTATGAAATGTATGCCATATATGAATCAACATACAGATGAAGGTGAGGAAATGTCAAACACTGACAATGTATTCAATGTGAAAGAAACTGTTGGTCTAAAAAGGAAGGATATATTCACAGATTACTTGATAGAAGTAGAAAAGAAGAATATACAGAGACCGAAACATTCTATACGGATAGATGAATGTCCAAATTGTGTATATAGTAACATTATTCATATGAGATCAACGGCGGATTTGGTATGTGACGGTTGTGGTGAAATAGTTGCTATAGCCATGTCTGACGAATTAACGTACAAGGAAGAACAAGAAACATCTGAGAAAATTATAAACTATTCATACAAACGGGAAAACCACTTCAACGAGTGGCTGTCACAATTCCAAGCACAAGAGATGACCACTATACCCGATGAAGTTATTGAACAATTGAGAAGTGAACTAAAAAAAATGAAAATTAAAAATCTAATAGATATCACTCACGCTAAGATACGTGGGTTGTTGAAAAAATTAAGACTAAATAAATACTATGAACATGTTCCGTACATCACAAATATTTTGAATGGAATCAAACCACCAAATATGCCACAAGAACTAGAAGAGACTCTACGAATCATGTTCAAAGATATACAGAGACCTTTTGATGATAATTGTCCGACAGAAAGAAAAAACTTTTTGAGTTACTCATATGTTTTATATAAATTTTGTGAACTTTTAGGTGAAGATGACTTCCTTCAATACTTTCCACTTCTCAAGTCTAAAGAAAAACTTTATCAACAAGATGTAATTTGGAAAAAGATTTGTTATGACCTTAGATGGGAATTTATTCCAACTGTTTAGAACCTAAGTGCTCCAATAAAAATATAAATTTCAACTATGAATCAACAAGAAAACCAAGCCTTATTGGCACTCTATGAGCTCGAGTCTCATGTGTGCCCACACCTAGATAACATCAATCAAACGGACCCGGCTGTTCAGTACTGCATGGAACAGGCGAAGTTTCATTTGAAAACGGCGCATGAACTCCTGGAAGCAGCTGTGTTAAATCCGCAGACACGACACGATGATGATCTCGTATTTTATCAAAGGCTCGCGAGAGTTCTCCCGCTGATGGTCCTAATGCAAGTTTCCGAATCTCAATCTCCCGACCAGGTTGAAGAGGAAAATTTACCAGATACGCCAACCTCAGTCCTGTCAAGTCAAGATATTTTCGAGCCTGTTGATCCATCCCATCAGTGAGAGTCTTAATAGCCTTGAGTTCTAGTATCACAGTATTGTCTATGATAATATCAGCTCGTAACTGTCCGACAACATGACCCCTAAACCTAACCAGAATATGACGCTCAGATTCATACGGAATACCTTTCTCTCTCAGTATAACCTCAACCGCGTTGTGGTACACTCTCTCACTATAACCAGGTCCTAATTCAGAATAGACTTCTTTCACGATTTTCTCTATATCCCACTTCATTTATAAAGAAACTAAAAATTTCTCTATATATGTTAAGATGTCTCAGTCAGGTACATTTTTAAGAAATCTGAACAGAGGTGATACCGAGTTGAGAAATATCATCACTAAAATAACTAATCTGTCTTCATTCACACGGAATGTAAGAAATGATGCTGCAAGAAAAATACAAAAAGCCTGGAAAGTTGGACGGCGAAGAGAAGTTAGACGATTAATGCGGAACATTCAAGCTGGTCATGTTAACAATCTCGCGAAAGAGTTTGAAAAGTTCAATCTCGTAAACCGTAATAACTCTGGTAATGTCATCATGACTAACGTAGTACCCGTACGCTCTAAGAAGCGTAAAGCTACTAATAGCAACAGCAATGATGAACAAACAATGAAAACGCGTGGTCGGGAGGTGGAGCTGTCAAATCTTGAAATTGGTAGGGGTATGGGGTGTCAGTATGCAGGTATTCCCAGGTATATGAAGAGAGCTAAGAAAATGTTTGATGAGAAGAGCATCATTTCGTCATTTTTGGATTATAATATTGAAACGAATCAATACGGTATCGTTAAAAATATTCCCACAATTGTTAATCGTTTCGGTCGGATTTATAATTCCGGTTCGAGAATAGTCCCAACAAATCAAGTCCATTTTTTCATGGTTGGATTACGAACTGATAGCAATGGGCATGCAGTCAGTGTATTGGTTGACCCACGAGACCCCAAAAATAGAAGAATATGGGTGTTCGATCCACACGGTGAAAGGTCTAGAACTTCGATTTGGGGTAAGACTACACGTAAGAAGATTGTTCCAATTTTACAAAAAATGTTCAAGATACCTGGTCGCAAAGTCAGATATTACGGTGGTAGAGACCTCCAAGAGGGAAACACTCGGGGTGTGTGTACAACATTTTATGTGACGTTCATGGAAATGATTCCATACTTACTCAGTGGTGCTGCAACTATTAACCAAATTAATGAACTCGCTAAGAAAAACAGTATTGCCGTACGATCCTTTTACCTGAACTTCGCTCCAGAAACCGAGGGTCGGGTGATAGTTAAAAACAAGACGCGTTAAATTCTCAGTGTATAACAGGTAGTGTCAATGAAATTTAGAATAGTGCGCCCAAATATGGCAATAAGAAAGAAGAGAATAAAACTTTCTCGTGAAGTAGTTCATGATTTGAAAGAAGTGAGTAAGTTATCTTGTGTCAAACAATGGGAATTTGCTGGTAATATTAAATACAAAAATTTTGAGTTTAGTAAACCAAAAATTGTCACATCAAAAAAACGAAATCGTGTAGAAGGTCCTGAAATAGATAGAGTTTGGTATTCTGAAATGTCATTTCATACACATCCCGGTATTGGTTACCATGACGAGGTTATATGCCAGAATACACCTGTATTCACAACCCTCCCTAGTAATGCGGATTTCGAAGCATTTATCAAAGGGTTCCCTGAAATGCAAGTCAATATAATTTGTGATTCACACGGATACTACGTTATTAATATCCTTAAATCGG